TCCCATTGCGGTTTTGTCTCTGCTAAATATTGATGCCCGCATCTGTCGCATTTAAATTGTTTAAAACTGGGTGAAGCTTCTTTATAGTCAGATTCAGCCCATTCTAAAAATTCTTTCATTGTTTTAGCCCATAATTCTGTAGCATACAAATTAAAGACTTTTTTAAATTTTTCTCTATTAGTCATATTAACTCCTTAAAATCCAAATTTTTCTGCTAAGTATTTTGCGCGATGGTCACATGCAATTTTAAAAGCTTCTTGTTCTGTATCCGCAATAATATTAGAAACAGTAAGATCCCGAATGATTTGATTTACTGTAATTTGTAAATTAGGCCTATCATAATATTGTTCTGGTATATTTGATTCTCCATTTTTCTTAAAGTTTACTCGCCAGTAAAGGGTGGGCTCTGGATTATACCAGTCATATCCTGGAACATTTTCTTCGTATGTTTCAATTTCTGCCGTATCATAACCAAAACTATACATCTTGCGTAATTCTTCTGCGCGCTCTTCGGTAGTCGCAACCGCGCAAATATGATAATCAGAATATTCTCCTGAGGTAATAACATAAATCATATTAATAATTCATCTTTCTTTTTATTCCACAAGTAGGACAAATTGAGCTAAACATATTCTCTCCATCTTCAATATACACTGTATGACATTCGGGACATTTAAAAGCAAAGTATTCATCATCTGTGATTTTAGGTGCGGAGTCAATATAATTTTGACATTTTTGAATTAGTTCAAGCGCAAAGTCATAAATTTTATCTTCATCAAAATTATTATCTTCTATATTTTTCTCCCAAGTCAATCCATATTCGTCCATTAATTCTCGTATCATTTCTTTCGTTCCTGCTAATTCAGAAAATAAATTGCAGTCACAGCGATAAATTAAATCGTTTCCCATTATTCTTGCATCACCTAATAATTAAATGTAGAAGTGTAATCATTCAGAATATTATCCGCACGAGTATCCAATCTATCAGCGAATTGTTCTTTATTCCAATTTTTCAATTCTTCAATTGCTTCTTCAAACGTACACTCATTACTCTCCATATAATCTAAAATAGAAGCTTCATCTTCTTCCCATTCATAAGTTAATGTATATTTAATTTTCATTAAGTAAGCACCGTCCTACATTCGTCTGTATAATATCTAATTTCATTATTATAAAGTTTTTCAATTACCCAATATAAATCTTGAATAATTTTATCTTTAGAGGAATTAAGAAAGTAGTTACAGCCGCAATAAGTCATTAGAGAAGTAGGAGAATCTGTAATTTGAAGTACAATAATTTTTTTATTTTGCGCAAAAGCATATCCTTGTTCCCAATTTGTGCCCGCGCTAGAAATTCGTCCTAAGCTAATCATAATCATAACATCACAGTTATTAATAGCTTCAATATCCCTATCAAAGACCATTTGTGCCCATTCTTCTTGTGAATAATCCCACGCATTTTCAATTTTTAATTCAAAAGGACAATATAGTTGAATATCACTATTATAATTACGAATTTCTTTTGCTACACGAACCATCATAGAGCGATTTTCACTATCACAGGGGCCAGCAAGATAGATTCTCATAATCTCTACTTCCTTTCTTTTTTCTATATATATTATAATTTAATTTTGTTAGAAAGTCAAATTATTGTTCAGTCGCACTGAATCCAATAAGTTCAATCCCAAAACGTTCTAAAAACCATTTTAACATTTTATCTCCATTATGTACAACTACGGTTTTTTGAGAAGGATAATTATTATTTGTCATATCTTCATAATCTACAATTGGTATGTCATCAAACCCATAACTATGAGCCTTTACTTGAAAAGCACGTTTATCTTGTGTAATGACAAAGGAATTTGTATTACGTGCATATTCTAATAGTTCCTTTGCCTTTCCGCTATCACGATTACGAATAATAGTTTTCATAATATGCACCTCTTACATAAATTTTATCCAAGTTGAATTTTGTTGAATATCAAGAATATTATTACGACATTCTTCATCAGTTATGTATGATAAGATTTTTTCTTTTTCTTCTGGAATTACAGATTTTAATATCATATTAATTACTAATGAGGCCGCGAAATATCTTCTAATCTCAGGAGTATCTGGTAGATTTGGATTAGTTTCTTGTATCCGTTCAAAAAATTTCATATCATTGATTTTTTTTAAACATTCATCTACTGATTCTTCATATGTTTTCATTTCTTCTATTTCTTCTTCATTTATATATTTACGAATAAGATAATAGACTAAGTAATTGCCACGACTAGTTAATTGATAACGGTCGTGAAATCGTTTGCGAAATAGAAATTTTAAACGTTCTATAAAATTCAATTTCATATTTTGCTCCTTTTTTCTTTTATTATATCATAAATTTGCATATTAGTCAAATATTCGCTCGCGACTTGACAATTAGCGGCGAAGCACGAAGTGCGTAGCGGCTAATTGTCAAGGAAGTAGGATTTCTTGCCATCCTTATAAATATTTTTATGTTATATATTATGTTTATATATTATGTTTATATTATGTTATAGGTAGGATTTTTAGGCTTTTGGCAAGTAGGAAAATCCGACTATATCATAAGTAGGGAAATCCGACTATATCGTAAGGTAAAATCCTACCTGTATATAGACTAAAAATCCTACCTGTTAAAAGGTAGGATTTTCCGACTTATTCAAAATAATTAAGATTTACTGTAATAGAATCATATTCTTTAAAATCAAGTATACCTTTTTCTGCTAATGCCTTTCGCCGCGAAATATAAGTGTCATGAGACATTCCTGTTCTATCACGAATCCACTTTTCTGATGGATGAAACGGACGAGTTGGGTCATCAGTTTGTCCTACGAGTAAAATTAAAAGCAATCTATCATTCGCTGTTAGCCCTTTTTCTGTTCCTATTGCTACTAACAATCTATCCGCGACGCTTATACGTTGTTCATTCGGCTCTTTCCATTTATTTCCGCGAATATATAGTGCGGGTGAATTATTAATATTTGCCATATTAGATTCCTCCTTACTTACGCGTTAACTTCATTAGTGCAGCGTGAAGTTCAGGAGTATCTTCAAATAAATAAACTAAAAATTGAGGAAAATTTTCATTTATATCTGTTCCTATGAACCGAAAGCCTAGCTTACGTAATTCATAGGCTAGGCGTTTGGTATATATACGATATGTTTTTACATGCATTCATTTAATTCCTTTTCTTTTATTATATCATAATTTTTTATATTAGTCAAATAAAATTTTATTTATTGAATAAATATAAAACTTATTTTTAAGTAATAAGATATTTATCTCCTATTATTGTTTCTAGTGTGATATTATCTTTTTCTGTATATGGAATACGGACAAGTGGAATATTATGAGATAAAGCATAATCATTTTTAATTTTATCTCGTTCTAGTGTTTTTAATAGAGTTTTTTCACCACCAAAAGCTGGAACAGTTTTATAATGAAATTCACCATCATATTCTATTAAACGAAATGGTTTATCTTCTTTAAACAAAATAAAATCATAACGTCCAATACCCTCTTCCGAAGTTTTTAAATCTTCAAAATATGAACTGTCTTCTAAATAGACAATATTATTTTTATCTAATATTTCTTTTATTTTTCCCATTGCGAATGAACGTCTCTTACAGCCACAAGAAGTAACATGACCACTGATTAAGTCATTTGTTGCCACTTCTTTAATTCTACCACAAGCGCACTCACATTTCCAAACAATTTGTCTTCTATATCTTTTAGAAGTTTTTTCAATTACTGTTAAAGATCCAAAAATTTTATTAATTAAATTTTTTCCATTTTTATGTCCAATATGAGTATTGATTTCACTGTGTAAACAGCCGCAACTTTTCGTTTTTCCGCTTCTAATGGCCGTACCACGACAAGAAAATAACTAACCACAATCACACTTACAATTCCAATAAGCTATATTAGAAATTTTAGTTAAATCTCTGTTTATAACAGTTATTCTACTATCAGGTACTCCGTGCTCTGACATTTTCCATCCTGTCATATCATATTTTAATATACCTGGCATAAAATCACATCCATATGTTTTCTAATTCTTTTGTAAAGGATTGGATATGATTTTCAATGCTTTCCTCCATACGTTTCGAAATATTACTGGCTCCTCGTAGCCAGCTAGAAATTGTTGTTCCATGGCAATTACAAATCTTTCCTAACTGGCCACAAGTAAAGCCCATATCGAGCATTTTCTAAATTTTTTCTTTTAAGTTCATATCTTATCCCTCCATAGGATAAGTATTTAAGTAATGAGAGAATTATTACTTTTTCTTTGTTTTCTAAAAAATTTTTTTATTTTGAAGGTTTTTCTTTTAAAACCAGATTAAGAACAATTCCTATTAATATTGCCAAACAGATACCACTAATACTAAAATTATTATAATTAATAGTCAAGCCAGATGTGCCTACCATTAACATAATAGCGAATATCCAAATTGTTTTTTGGTCAGTAAAATCAATAGAAGTCCTTTTTAAGAATGAAATAGCAGAGGCTCCAATCATTCCATAACAACATATACTGGCTCCGGCGAATACCGCGTTTGGCAGTGCCAAAATAAAACTGCTGAATGGTCCGAAAAATCCTAATATGATAAGTTCAATTGCCGCTAGTAATGTCACATATACGCTGGCGCATTTGCTAATTAAAATAGTAGATAAATTTTCTGTATAAGTAGTATTAGGCTGCGCGCCAATAATAGTACCGATTAAGGAGCCAACGCCATCACCAATTAATGTTCTGTGTAAGCCGGGGTCTGCGAGAAAATCTCTTTCACAAATGTTAGAAGCATTTAGCAAATCTCCCAAATGTTCTGTTAATGCTCCAAGAGATACTAATGTAAAGCTTACTAAAATTTGAGGAATTGTACTCCAATCAAAGTTAGTAAATGATACATGTAAGAACGCAAAATCTGGCGTTACAAATAGTTTCATATTTTGGAAATGAGACAAATCTACTAAATTTTGAACACCACATAGTGCTAAAATAATACATAAAATATAACCGCCTAATACGCCAAATAAGATTGGCCATCGTTTCATCAAGCCTTTGCCATAGAAAGCGCATAGCAACACCAGTAGCATACTAAAAAACGTGACTCCAATTCCTAATAGAGAATATTGTCCTGCTACTTGTGCGTAAGTTGGGATAAAAAATCCTAACTGAATTGAAATGATTAAAATAATTGCACCAGACATAACGGGAGTGATTAGCTTAGTAATCCAATTAATACCGAACTTTTTTACTAAAAGTCCCGCCAGGCAGTAAATAATAGCGATTGTCGCACCGCCAATAATAACTCCGAGAAAATTTTTTTCTACTGGTCCCGCGAGAGCGATAGCTCCAATTACAGCTGATACGGTCGCGCCGCTATTAGAAATCATAATTGGCGCTCTGAATTTCGTGATACATAAGAAAAAGATTGTTGAAATACCAGCCGCTACAAGTCCTGCGGTAAGATTAGTGCCGCAAATCAGGGCGATAAGTAATGTTGCGGTAATACAAGAAAACATTACTTGTAGTGAATAACCAAGTAATTCCTTGGTTGTTTTAGGTTTATCATTGATACGATAGATTAGATTATTGTTCATTTTTATATTGCTCCTTTAAAATTGGTAAAATTTCATCAAATGAATTGTGTAGTGTATGATCCTCCGTTGTTGCCAAAATCATCCCGTACAACATCTAATTGATACTAAAACTACGACGCCAATCTTTTTCATTTAGATGATTTGTGCGAATGTCGAAATAATGAGCGTAATTTTGTTTTTGTGCTATACGAGATATTTCTGACCATAATTCATAAAGTAATTCATGTGCTTCTTCTTCATTTAATTCCATAATGCCTTTTCCAGTTTTTTCAATGGTTTTATCTAAAATATTAGCCATTTTATCTGTAAAATACTTCCATCCATATAGGACTCCCATCTCGCACATAGTGCCAATTGCACTTTGTTCAGGGCATAGAACAGTATAATCACTATTCCACAGCCGTTCGATATCTGCTTCACAAATTCTTTCTGCTAAATGATTATTTTCTTCTTCTGTCATATTAGACTTATCGTTAATTGACTTATTCTGTACAGGACTATACACTTCACCAGGAATACCTGCTGCCTTAAACTTATTATATTCTTCTTGACGCGCAAGGTTTGAGCCATGCGTCATAATATCGCCACCTAAGTATCCAAGAGGTCTCTTATTCATCTTTATTCTCCTTATCATTTAAAAATGTCCAAATAATATCATACATATGTACCTTAAATTCTTCGGGTTGTTCTTCTAGTGGAAGCTGCCACCAAGCAAGGCCAGCATCAGGATGATGATTGAAATATTCTGTTATTATATCTTCCCATACTTGTGCTTTATCATATTTTTGTTTATTCATCATTTTTTTTACTCCTTTTACCAAATATTTGTTCAATACGTAAATCATTATATTCTTTACGTATGTTTTCTGTTTTTTCTAAATATTCTACCATACATTCAGGTATTGTTATAGGGCCTTTAAAATCTTTATCAGGAATTGATTCTACTCTAAATCCTTGAAATGTGCCAATATATTTATCTTCCATATTTTTTCCTTTTTTCTTTTATTATAACACAAATTTGATAAAAAGTCAAGCAAAAAGAAAAGAGGGAGACTTTCGTCTCCCTTTATTGAGGTGGAATCATTTTGTCGCATAGTCTTGGGACTGGGCCACGTTCTGATTTGATTAATTTTACAGTGCCAAATAATGGGTCACCCGCAAGATTATTCAACATAGATCTAATTCCATTTCTTTCATCAAATAATTTTTTATCAATTTGTGCTACATCACCACAAAAGATAATTTCACTATTTTCTTCAATACGACTTAATAGTAAGGTAGTGAGTTTATCATCCATATTCTCACATTCATCACATAATACAATACTATCTTTGATACTGCGGCCGCGAATATGAGATAGTGGAATAGCTTCTATAATTCCTTCATCCATAAGTCTTTCTAACTCTTCTTCTCCGCCTACATGGTCAGCGATACAACGAGTAAATATAGATAGTTTATCACGTACATCGCCTGGGAGGTATCCTATATCATTAGTGCCAGCGGCAATGATATTATTTCTTACAAATACAATTTTACTATAAATACCATGTCCTACTTGTTCTAGTGCGTAATTTATAGCCAGCATGGTTTTTCCGCCTCCCCAAGCTGATGTAAGAAGTTTAACCTTTATGTTTTGATTCTGTAATAAATGAAATGCCATTTTCTATTCTAAGTTGCGCGGCTTTACTGTTTCGCCAGTATATAAATTTTTTATAGGTTTATATTTTAAATTAGTATATTCTGTTCCATTCCAAAATAAAACATCTTTTAAATCTCCATCTACAAAAATTTCAGCAAATTCATTTATTTTACAATTTAAAATGTTCATTTTTGGGTCGGAATATAGTAAATTTAGCTAATCATCATTTGGAAAATATTTACCCCATCCGCAATATTCAGAATCTTGAATTTTCTTTTTTTGCTCATAAAAGGTAGAAGTTAAACCTGGTATCTATGAAGCAAATAAATATAATGCGCCATCACTTGTGATAAATTCAATCATCTATTTTTTTTCTATACTGAGAAGTGCGGCTTCACATAAGAGCTAATGGTCTACTATATCTGATAAAAAATTATATTTTTTTAGTAATTTTTCAACCGATCTATGAGGCGGGAAAAAATAATTTATATTATTATTATTATTATTATTTATAATTGTTCTTACGGCCTGCCGTGCCTAAAATTTTATCTAGTCATCTTTTGTGGAAGATGATTTTATATGCTCTAATTCAGTTAGCACCAATGGACTAATATATATATCATTGTACTACGATAATGCTCCGTTTAAAACAGCAGAGGTATCTAAAAAATGATATGCCATTTATATCACATCCAATTATTCATCAATAATTACGTCAATAAGATTTAGGTCTTTCATTTCTTTTGCTGATAAAAACCATTGATGGCGAGTTTTAGCATCATATTGCTCTGCTGTAATATTAGTATTTGTTAATATAAAATCTCTAATATCGCTGTCAACTTGTTCATTAAAAGCCATAATGTCAGAAGCAGTTTTCGCTTCACTCGCTTGTAATGCGATGTATCCATCATGAATTAGGGCATAGGTGCTAGGATAGCAATAACGGGTTATATTATCATTTTTTCCACCGCCGCAAAGAATTACTGCTGCCATTGAGGCCGCATATCCAGTTACAATAATATTTAGCTTTTTCTTATAATGAGAAAGATAATGAGCTAAAAAGAATCCATTAGAAACGGAGCCGCCTAAGGAATTTAATATTAAAGTAATAGGTCTATCAGAATCATCTTCTTCAAATTCTTTTAGCGGCAGATATACAGTTTCAATTAGGTTTTCAGAAACATCTCTATTAAAAACGATTGTGCGTTTTTCTAACAGTTGATGAAAATACTAATAAGAAACTGGGTCAATACCGTTTGTAGGTTCTAGCAACGCGAGTAGTTCATCTAAGTCCATAAAGACCTCCTCGTTGTTCGAGGAACAACATTTTTAAAATTATTTATTCTCCAAGAATTTTAGATAAAGTGCAATCTTTTATATCTAAATCTTCTTTACGAATAGTTTTAATATATGGATGACGGATACTAATTCCACAACCAGACATGTCTGCCTGTGCGGTAGAAACCATCATTCCTCCAATAGTTAATGGGCATAAATACCATTCATTAAAGTTATCGCGTAACGCGGTTTTAAAATCTTCTGTTAAACCAGCAACTTTACATAGTGGAATAATTTTGCCATTTGAATCATATACGCTAGTATAAATTGCTCCTGGCCATTTATAATAATATCCTTTTGAAATAGGTCGAATTGCTCGTCCAGTACGATATTCTCCATATAATTCTCCCAATAATTTTTCTCCACTACGTTCATCTTCCCAAAAAGTCCATGTAACAATGTCTTTACCAGTATAATCACGAACCGCGGGCTCAACACCAGTAATAAAGCAATCAACATCAGCAGAAATTTCTTGTTTTACTTTACAAGTATCCCAACTATGTGGGCCACGTTTACCTGGCTCATAAATAGCGGTTTTTTTATAACATACCGCCCCTTCGCCACCATTAGCAAAAATATCATTTAAATCATCAAAAAAATTAGAATCCATTTCATGATAATCAATACCAATTACTAATGGATTATTAATACGCTTTACAACTTCTGGAATATATTGTATTCTTGTTTCAACTGGTTCATTTAACATATCTCTTCCGTCTAAGACAAGGATATCAAAAATACGCCATTCTAATTTTTTATCTTTTTGCCTAGCAATGGCTTTGTCATCCAAGCATCGTAATATAGAGCCTACATCTTTATCAATACCACCAGGTAAATAAATTTCTCCTAAAATAACCGTATCTCCATTCTGAAAAGCCTTTACAACATCTTTCCAAAAGAATACTTTATTTTGAACTTCACCGTATGTGCCAGTTTTTTTACTAATGCCGCGTGTTTGAAGCGCCGTCCGACTTGCTGTAATGACAGCGCGCGACCAGTTGCCGTCATATTTTTGGCTCCAAATATATTCGCCACTTTCTGCCATTTGTTCAAGGCGTTGCCGTTTAGTTTCTGCGCTCATTGTAGAAGAAGGAGCCCAATACTTCATAGGCTCCATAGAAAAATAATCTATCATTTTTTTCTCCTTTTTCTTTTATTATATCATAATTTACGCTAAAAGTCCAATATCTGCTAAGATAGTCTCAGCAGACTGATTTAATCCTTCTAAGCTGTAATTTTCTACAATATAATTAAAATATCCATAGTTATCCAAAGAGATTTCACTCGAATGCTTTAATTGTTCTTGGGTAAAAATTGGATTAACATATGGCTCATTATTTTCATATCTTTCAATTCTAATAGTTAAAGCATTAGGATTATAATTTTGTACGACTTCAATTTCATTTGGGAATCGCGCATCTGGTATAAAGGCGCAGTCAAAGTCGTTTGGAATTGCGGCTAAGAACTGGCCAATGGCAGTAGCCCAATAATCTGGATATTTGGCGCGCACTTTTTCTGTGCCAATATTCTGTAATAAACTGCGCCCCGCTTCATCTTTAATTTCATTCCAATTATAATATTGTTTTGCATAATATTTTACGAGATCGGCATAGTGTAATGTTATACATTTACAGCCAGCCGTTTCTAATTTTTCCCGCATGATATTAGCCAAAGTATCCTTTCCCGAGCCGCTTTTCCCACTTAGGATTAAAATTTCCATTCTTCATATCCTCCAAACGTAAGTTTAAATAAAATTGTACAAAATCTTTTTCTTCTTGAGTTTGACAATTTTCTGTATATTCATTTAATATATTTACGACTTCAAAAGGATCGCTATTCAGTAAAGTCGCATCTACAAACCATTCAATTTGTTTTTTTACTTTATCTGGTAAATCAGCAAATAATTCAATCATAATTATCTTGCTCCTTTTTTAATTTACTAAGAGCATCTAAAAATGCTTGAACCTCCTCTTTTGTTTCAAGCGTAATTTTTCTAACTACCCGAGGAGGTTGACGCTCTTCGTCTAGTGGCATATCAAAAATGTAATATTTTTCTTCTGATGTGTCGCTTTTTAAGGAAGTAATTGTTCGCTAAGCAAAATGACGTTGCTTATCTTTACTATATACATTTAATTCAGTATATGGCTCGCCGCGTCCGATTACTTCTGTTATCTTACATTCATTTTTTATTTGACCTAAAAATCCCACGTATTCATCGCGGGACACTTCATATATTTCTTTATTCATGTTCTCCTCGCCAATTGTTTTTAAGCGTATCAGCACAACTTTGTGCTAGTTCATCGCATTTATCATTCCAATAAATTCCAGCATGTCCAGGTACTTTTTTAAATTCATACCAGAAATTATCAAAATATGGAATAATATCAATCCATAAATCTTGATTCGCTACTGGCTGCTTATTACTGTTTAGCCATCCATTGTTTTGCCAATTAATGTACCATTCCTCTAAATAGCAATTAATAGCATATGCAGAATCACTATAAATGGTTACTTTTTCATTTGGACGGCGGTGGGAAGACGCATAAGTTAAGGCTTCGCGAATTGCTTGTAATTCCATCCGCTGATTAGTGGTATCATATTCGCTTCCCGCCGCCTCATGTAATTTATCATTATCTCTTGTTGCTATGAAGGCCCATCCACCAAAACGTAAATTTTTTCCTACTCGTTTTAGTGAGCCATCTGTATAAATTTCTAAATTAATGATACGTTCTTTACTTCGTCTTTCCATTAACCTAGCCCTCCTTTTTCTTTATTTTATTATACTATAAAATAAAGAAAAAGTCAAGATTTTAATTTTCTTCTTTTTGTGCGGGCTCGCTATGCGATCCTAAGATTGCGTAAAATTTTTGTAGGGCGTCTTTTAAATATCGAATGATAGTAGTTACTAATACACTTACCATTGCGACAACGCTTACGTTTTCAAATAAATTATTGTCTGCGGAAATACCAAATTCCTTTAAAATAATTGGTAACAGAGAAATAATTGCCGCGATTAATAAACCGCCAACTAAAATAACTCCGCCACGGAAAAGCCCGGAAAATAATTTTTCTTTTGAAAATACTTCTTTTACGGTTTTTAGGTTATAATAAACTCCAAGTAGTGTGTTTACACCTAGTGCTCCTAGAAAAGTTAGAATTAGAATACCTACTAATTGTAAA